GAACAATATGATCTGTTTGCCAACTATGCTTGTACTTACCTTTTACACATTGAATCTGTTGGACTACAAGTTTTGTTGTTATCTGTGGTAGGGTTATTAGAATTTGTTGGGTTGGTTGTTGTGGGCACGGGTGCAGCAGGCTTGGGTGCTACCGCCGTCGGTGGTGCAGATTTAGGAGCCAGTATTGGGGTCGGTAACGGCTTAGGTGCCTGTGGTGGCGCACTAAGTGGTCGAGGTTGCGGCGCAGTTGCAGGAGGTTTTTTAACGCTGTCTATCAACTGTTGTAAACCGGCTGCCATTCCGGTGCCAGCAATCAGCATCATAAGCATAAAAGAAATGCGTCTCATTGGTTAGGCACCAATACTGTTCTGTAGCAGTTACAATTACTATCTACCAAGGCTTCCCAATGGAACCCAGCCGGTGCTGGATATACAGGAGTCACAAGCGGTATTTGCTGTTGAACATAAACTGGCTGTTGAATATACACAGGGGGTCGTGTTGCTTCGTATACAATAACACCACCAATTATGGCAGGAACTGCCCAACCATATCCTGGGTGGTAATAGTATGCTCCGCCACCGTGGCGCCAGCGTTCGGCGTGTGCTGTTGTGGTCAACAATAACACTAATATAAATAGGATTTTTTTCATAAGGAATTCCTTTACGTCATTATAACGTATTTACAGTTTTTTGTCAATTGGATTGGGTTACTTAGTCGCGGCGCGATTGGCCATTTTGGAAACAATATTAGCTGAATCCGGATTAACATCAGCTGATGCAAGTGGATCTTCGTTGTCTACTGTGTTTTCTGGTAGGGCCAAATAGATGTACTTGGCGCCAGTTTTGTCATCATCTTTGATATCTTTGATTAGACTTTTAACTGTGTCATTGTGGTTATTTGCAGCTTCCAACGCAGCATAATTAAATGCTTCGTTACCGGGAATTGCACGAACACGCTCAATAACAGTATCAACTTTAACACGTGGTGTTACAGCACTACTTTCTTGTGCTTCGTGACGTAACCATTCTAGAGCAGTGATTAAAGCAGAATCCCCTCGGGTATCTGCTTCATCTTCAATTGCTTCAAACTCTAAGTCTGATTCTAGAATGATGTCACGAATACGCATTAACGACGCTCACGGCCTAATTCTTCTTCGCCACCGGCAGCAGCATCAGTTGCATCAAAGCCATCTGTATCTGCATCTAAGTCACTTTCAGGAGCAGCACCCAAATCACCTAAATCGTCGCCTTCTGGAGCAGGAGCACCTAAACCAGCACCGCCTAGATCGTCACCACCCATACTCATATCACCGGCTGGAGCTTCTTCACCAGCCAATTGACGTACTGATGTGTCGGCTTGTTCGCGACCACTTTGTAGTGATTGATATAAATTGCCTAGGATTGGAGCAATAGCACCTTTAAATGCTTCGGCTTGTTCACTGCCAATTTGATCACGGATTGTGTCTACTAGAGCAGGTACTTGTTCGTTTTGAACTTTACTAACTTTTTCTAGCATGTCTTGTAAGCTATCAACAATATCTTTAGCAGCTAGAACTGCTTCTGACCGACCCATTTCGGATTCAAACAACCCTTGTTCAGAACCCATCCATTTGTCTAGGCCTTCTTTAACAAGCATAAGTTCCATATACTTAGCATTCTTTTCGGCAGTATGTGCGCCGAAAGATTTTTTAATATTTGTGATGTTTTCACCAAGTGCTTTACTTAGGCGTTGAGCTTTAGCATAAGTTAAGTTATCATAATCAATACTAAAACCAAAGCGGCTTTCCATGATTTTGTTAATCTTTTTTGGTGTTACTTCGGTACGCATTTCAGAGAGTCTCATTTGTTTATATTCCTAAACTGTATGTAGTATTTATGTCTATTCCCATACTTTGTTAAGTTTGGCAGTACGGTGTATTTGTGCTATTTTAGCCCTGGCTGTAGCCAGTTCATGTTCGGCTATTTCTAGACGATTTTGTCGACTATCTAAAGAAACATAGTCTTTATTAATCCTAGCACGTTCTATACTGCGCCGTAAAGTTAACATATCTGTATAGTGTTTATTTATTTCAGTATCGTGGGCTAGTATATCATCTGCTAGCCAATACTTGCGCTTAATTGTGTAAATTGTATAGAGTATTGCTGAGATTTTGTTTTCAAAGACATGTACTAGTTCTTCGTTACGATCAAATAATTCGCAGGTTTTGTTGGGATATACTCGTAGATTATACAAGCCGATCTTGTAGCCCGTTTTTGTGGGGATACAAATGCTTGTGTCTTGGTCCTCTTGTAATTTACCTAATTCTCTACGGGTCCACTGTTTAATATAATCGGTGGCTTGGTTGGTTAATTGTGTTACTTGATCAGGAGGGTTTTTAGGTGTTGCTTTTTTCTTAACGAATTTTCTTCGTGTATGTAATTTGACCATTTTCATTACGACGCAATAGTACATCCTGCATCGTTAGTTGATTAGCTATTAGTTGCTCACGCTCGTTGAGCTTATTTTTTTCTATTTGAGATTCATGCTGGAACCTGCCCAACAGATCTGCTTGTTCGTTGTTCAATTGAATCTGAACGTGATTTAATAATTCTACTATTTTCATTTTGTTGCTAAGTGTACAACTACACCCAACACCGCTGTTAATAATGCCACAAATATGGCAGTACCAATTGTGATTAAAGTTTTATTACTTTCTCCGCCCACTTTTGCCAGGCTGTCTTTGATGTCAACAATATGACCTTCTAAGCTGTCCATCCGCTTGTCTAAATTTTCTAGTTTAAATTCCAAGTTAGAGTACCTTTCCGCACATAGTTCTACGTGCGCCTCAAGACTCTTCTTTTCAATATCAGTAGTGGACATCTATACTTCTCGCTTTCAGGTAGCGATGCGTTTTCTTTGAGCCTGTATGTGCCTTAATAATGAGCCGTAATGGGTGCCGTAGCATCAAGTAATATTTATCGCCGGATGTATTTGTGTAAAGTATATGTTTTTGATAGTACCGTAAGGATAAAAAATGGGCAACATAAAACGGGCTGTTTCGTTTAGACCAGTGATAATTGGTACTTGCTCAAAATCTTGTAGTAATCCGCCAAGGGGTTTGCCGGGCAAATCGTACATGCCATTACCTTCTACAGTCCAATACCATGTCCATACTTGTTGTTCTCCTGCATAAAAGTCACCAAACTCTAGATATTTTAAATTGGTTAAGGTGGCAGCAGGTAGTTGTATGTTCTGCGGTTGTGTTCTAAGTCCCATACATTGTACTACAGTTTCCCAATTACGTTGCTGATTACGTTCTAGGCTATCAGGATCATTACCGCGAGTTACTCCGGTAGCAGTGATATCTACTAGACTGTAACCTTGGAAGAACTGTAAGTTATCTTGCATAGTAACAGTATTTAGCGGCCATAAAAAAAGCGCCAATTAATGACGCTCTTCTTATTTGTTTTAAAAAAGCTATTAAGCGATTTTGAAACCAGTTGTGCTTGTAACTGTTGTTACGTTAGCCCACACATTGCCTTGGCCTAATGAAGCACTAGCGTTACCTAAACTAGCGATACGTGTACCGATTGCTGTAGTTGTGTTACCAGTAGCTTCGACTAAAACGCTCAATTGGTTTGTATCAACTTGATACATAACGATTGTTGAGTCAATAGCGATTTGACGTAAAATTGCTTCTACTGCGCCGCCAGTTGCTGAGTCAACTACTGTGAAAGCCTGTTGTACTGCACCACCTAAAACGATCTTGATTGCTGTTGGGTTCTTTGTTAAACCTGTAGCGATGATAGTACCTAATGTACCATCTGTTTTTGCATCAACGTTGTTGATACCTTGTGCATCACCTGCATAACGTGTTTGGATTGCCATTTTTAAATCTCCTTAATATATGTGCGTTTTACCGCATGTAATTATTTATGTCTTTTGTAAAAAAAGACGTAATTACTTGGCAAATAAAGCAGCACTAAAAGTGCCACGATTTACTAGCTTAACCAGGCCTTGTGGTGTATTAAACACAAAACCTTCACCTTGCGGCTGGCCATTTACTGATTGTTGTATACCTTGTACTTGCTGTTCTAATTGTTGCGTCAAGTTGGTTTTAAGAGCATACATTGTATTCCAGATAGTAAACAAACCGTTTAGGCCTTTTTGATTACGATATAAGTATCCACCTTGATTTTCGCCAACCAAACTTTTGTATTGTTTAGCACTTACATTAGCTTGTAACCAATCGACTAATTCTTCGTTAGTTTGACCTGTAATACGCTTATTTAAATATTTTTGTATAGCCTGTTTGGCAACACCATCTAATCCGGCTAGGAATTTATCTGTCACGGTGCCATATTGATTAACTGCCGTGGCAGCAGATTTAAGTGCCTGCACAGGCTCATTGAGTTTAAACTCAATACCAGCACTAGGTGTTAGTATGACTACCGAACCGTCGCGCTTTAAGCCTTGCCCATTCCACTGTGCGGGCTTTGCATTATCATCGGCAAAGTACTGATGTACTACAACACCACCTACACTACGAGCAATTTGTTGCCCTAGTGCAGTTTTTGCCGCTACGTGATATTCAACTACGTTAGGTTTAAACGCAAATACACCTTTGATGGGTTTCAACTGTTGCCACCATAGTAAGTCACCCCAGAAGAATCCTTTGCTTGATCCTACTGCTTCCTCTAGTCCGCGCCATATATTACCTAGTTTAGCATACAAGTCTGGGCGTGTTTTACCCGATTTCTTTTGTTGATCGTACTCTTGCCACTTAGCTGGCGTGTCGGCAAATACCTTATTGTCAAACATGTATTTGTCTTGTACAGTAAAACGACCATCACGTAGTCGTCCAAATATTAGAGCCGGAAAGCCATCCCACTTGATAGTTACACTACCGGGATTCTTAATAACATACTGTAGTGCTCCTAGCATCTGTTTAGCCGCCGCGGCTCCTTCAAAGATAGTGTCCTCTGGATGTGGTTGTGCTCCAGTGCGAGCTTCTATTAGGATGTTATTAATAAAATCTAATTTCATACCACATGGCCCATCTTACGGAACCAAGCGGCTGTTCCTGGTGCTACATCTTCAGGAAGTGTTAGTAACCCCTTGGCTTGGTCTTGTTTAGCCTGCGCCAACTTACCTTCGCGGTCGGGGTCACCTTCTAATGCTTTTAATACAGTCGATACTGAGTTTAAATCTGCTGCATGTGCGCCCGGGTTCAAGAGTACTTTTGCTGCTGCTTCACGGGTGTCTGCAATCACGGAATTATCATCCCGGCGCATCACTGTACCGCTAAATGCATCTACTTTAACGCCTAAGAACTTACCAATACTGTTTAACAAAATGTACAACTGTGCTGCTTTAAATTTAGGATCATCATACATACCACGTGGGCCATGTTGATGCCAGTCTGCTACACG